GCACGTAAGTTAATACAAAGAATTCTTTATGAAATGAGCTGCTGGAAGAATTTCCCATGTCTGTTTGGTCTTGACCCTAATACAACACCTAAAATATTCTGGCTTTCATATACCTTGTCAAAATCTAAGTCAACAGGTTTAAAACAACTTATCAAAGATATTGATAGTTGCCCCTATTGGCAGTTGCCCGGATTAAAGAGAAAAGATGTAGAAACAGAGCTTATTTTTCCATTCTGTGAAATACTTCCCGGTTCTCAGGTAGAACATATCGTTGGTGAAGATATGCTTGGCTGCGTACTTGATGAGGCTAATGTACGAAAGGTAGCAAAGGGAACGGAAGTAGAAGAAACACAGAAGATGTTCCAGGAAATGAGACAGCGTTCTGTAATGACATTCTCCAAGAATGGTATCTGGGGTGGATTCTCAGGTATCATTTCATCTTCAACCACATCGTCTTCATTCGTAGCAATCGAACTTGAAAAGGCAAAGAAAGATGGTGATACAGCCATTATGGAAGCATCCGTATATGAAGCCAATCCTGAACAGTACAGTAAGGAAAAGTTTCCTGTATTTATCGGTAATGGTACTATAGCACCTTTTATTATAGACCAGGCAGACAGTGCAGTAAAGACCCAGATAGCAGATACTTACGGACAGACATTGGACCAGTTCGTAGAGGACAATCCGAACCTTATAGAAATGGTTCCTGTATCAATCCGTAAGTTTTATGAAGAAGACCTTTCATTCTCACTTGCTAATATGTCAGGTAAGGTACAGACAGGAACGAATAAGTTCATCAATAACAGTGGCATTATCAAGAATATATGGAATGACGAAAAATCGCCTTTACTTTCTGAAATACCTGAAATTGGTATATATGACCAGACAAGTCCGTTCTTAATATGGAATCCTGACAGGGCTATGGAGCATTATCATGGTGAGAATGTATATCTGCATATAGATGCTTCACAAAAGCATGACCATACCGGATTCTCGGCACTGTTCTATGACCGTGAAGATAATAAAATCCGTTCATTACTTACTGCAAGTTTTTTCCTGAATGAAGAAATAAACGACAATCAGATAGACCAGGAAAAGATACTGCAGCTCATTCTTTATATGAGGGATAATGGTGTTAATTTCAGATTTATCTCCGGTGACCATTACGCAAAGGATTTCTTAATACCGCAATGTAAAAAGATATTCGGTAATGACTACTCGGATTATTATTCGGTAGATATTTCTCCGGCAGCATATCTTACTACATTGAACTTTATGAAACTCAAAAGATATAGTATTCCGTATTACAAGCAGCTGGAATATGAATTATCTAATCTGCTTTATGACCGAGCAACAGGTAAGGTAGACCACCCTCATAATACAGACCCTAATCATCCTGTATATTTCAAGGACTGTTCAGATTGTTTTGCCGGAGCGACATTTCATATTTATACCAGGGAACATGTACAGTATGAAACAATGCTTATTGAAAAGGAAACGGATAAGGTTGAGATTCCTGATGACGGATTTTACAGCAGCATAGATATAACCGGAACGGATGACGATATTGAAGATGAGCTTGCTTTATTCCAGAATGAGCTGTATGGATTTGATGAAAAAATCGTTCCATTTGAGCCATAGAAGCCCTGTATTGCGTTCAAAAAGCTCCGGTAATGATATTTCATTATCCACATCAAAAAGACCGCTCAGAACGAAGATATTTGAGAATTAAGCACTTTCTATAATTAAGGTATAGACATTAAATATATTTTTTATGTTCGTTACTTCTTAAGCCCTTATGGTACGTCGTACTGTAAGGGTTTTTTATTGACTTGAGAATGAAAATAATTCTATAATTAAGATACCTCCTGAAGGTTTATTTTTTTTGACCCTCTAAACCTTTCCCCTCCCACCCGGTTTAGAGGGTCACTTTTTATCTGAGAAAACCGGACTTTCTATAATTAAGGTAAGTAGTAATTTGCATCCTGACCGCATGATATTCTACAATTTGGAATATTGTGCGGTTTTTTTTATTTTCTGGCAAAGCAGCTTTCTATAATTAAAAGTATGAAAAACTATATTGGAACTATTGAAGTTATTATGGTACCTGAGGAAGGTAAAAGGTTTCTGATTCATCTGAACAAGCCTGATATAAACCTTCTGAAGAAAGTAAAGGGGAACAGGGAGAATGAGAATCTTCCTGTAGGGAAATATTACATAACAGAGGATTTCAGATATGAAAGTCAACGAGTTTAAGATGTGGCTGAACAATATTGGCTATAGCGATGAAGAACTTGAGAACATTGATAATAATTATCTGTCTATTCTGGAAGACGAATATCTGTCATTGCTATACGGGAGTATGTAGAGTATGAAAGAAAGAATGGAAGGAAGAATGGAAGAAAGAATGGTCTGCTGCGTATGGACTGAAAAGGAAAACGGAAAGGGAGATGTATATATACCAAGCTGCCTGAAGAACAGTTCAAATGGTGTAAACATCTTTAAGGTTGCAAAGAAGTACAGGATATCAGTTATCGATATATTCCGTAAATGTCCTTATTGCGGCCATAATGTAATAATCAATACCTTAAAAATACCGGAGAAGAAATAATGGAAGAACTGAAAAGAATGTTATACAGCCGATTCAAGGAAGAAGCTATTATCAGACAGTGCGGCGATAACCGTGTGGAACTTGAAGTAAATACCCATATACCAAAGGAAGAATGGAAAAAGAGGATGGAAGGATTTGAAGATACCTCTAAAATCATATCTGATTCCTGGAGTTACAAAGGTATAAGGATTGTACTTTTTACAGGTATAGTAAAAAACCAGAAGAAGGACTTTAACTTCGCATATTAGACTTATGAAATTGTTTATTATTGGATTCATAGTGGGATTTGTTATTGCAATTCCCGTAACAATAATCGTTCTCAAAATAATGTTCAGAAACCTTGAGGAATAGGGTTTTTCTAATATTAAGATAAAGGAGCAAATTATGGATTTTGAATTAGATACTGTAAAAGGTATTCTGCACGTAAAGAGTGAAGCGTTTAATTACGACCGTTTCACAATTGATATGATTAATGATACGTTCTTTGAATATCTCAAAGAGTTCTTTATCGGCAAACATCTTAAATCAATGGCAGAGTTTATTAATAATTGGAATAACCTTAAAGATGAATTTGGATTCTTTATGAATCTCAAATACCTTGGTTATGCACTTTCAATGTAAAAGGGGTAGATGAAATGGATAACAGTAGTATTATAAATGATATTAGAAGAAAACTTGATGAGTTAGAGAATGAGGTAAATGCTACTAATCCTTATCTAACCATCGTTTTTGATATAATTTATGATATAAAGCAAATTTGTAATAAATGGAATTATCAGAAAGAGGAGTAAAGAATTATGGAATTATATGATTCAAAGTATGTATATTTCGATTGGGATGATAATCTCAAAGGCAAGAAAGGATTTTTCGCTGATAACATCAATGACCTTAAACAAGATGTAAAAGATAACAGGTTATCATGGTATAAGAAGATTTGTCATGGTAATAACTCTAATTATCCGTTTAGGTTTGATGAAGATGATGTAATAGATGAAAACGACAGTTCTTATTCTTTTAGATTCTGTTATTACGACCCATACTATGAGTTCCGTAGGGCATATCTTGAAGGTAAGCAGATACAGTTCAAAGATGGAGATAATTGGATAGATATAGATGGTGAACCATGTTTTATTGGTGATGAATATCGTATCAAACCTGAAGAATATTATGTTGAATGCGACGATGCGTTAGGTTTTGTTATCATAACTAAACGAGGCAAAGGACACTGTTATTGGACTGGTACTCGTGATGATTGTCTTACTTGGATAGAGAAACATAAACATCTTGAAGATATCGCAAAGGCATACGAGAAAGGAAAGATGATTCAGTTCTTTGACGGTAAGGAATGGAAAGACTGCTGGAATCCAAAAGTACCAAAAGGTTCACCGTTATGGGAAGCTGACGTATCATACAGAGTAGCTCCGGATATTTGGTATGCTGTCTATAATGATAACAACATCTATAAGACTAAATCACCTGATGATATGAGTGATGTACTGTTTGGTTCTAATAATGAGAAAGAAATTGATTTGTTCATTGACAATCACATATATCTTGAAGAAATCATTAAGGCTGGAAGGAAAGGTAAGACAATACAGTTTAAGGAGTTTGGTGTAAGTAATGACCCTTGGAGAGAAATAACGGGATTCAACGATTTATCACTTCACGATTTTGTTCATTACGAATACAGAATACAGCCTGAGAAAAGAGTACCGTTCGATACAGTACAGGAACTTATAGATGCCTGGGATAACAAGTATCCTCAGAATAAGAACAGACCAGAAGGTACTATGCCACTTATCTGGATAAAGCATAAAGAAAAGAACAGAGTATATCTCATTACTGATTTCTTATTTGACAAAGCATTTACTTGTGATGTGGGTACTGAAGATGAGAATCTTAGATTAACAGAATTGTTTGAAAATTTCACTTTCTTAGACGGTTCTGTTATTGGTAAGGTAAAGGGAGAATGAGGTATGACTAAAGAAGAACTTGAGAAAGAAGCAGAAGAATATGCGGAGAAAACAAGCAGTCTTGCAATAAAAAAGTTCAATCCTCTTGAACCAAAATTGCTTTCTATTGGTTTTCAAGACGGCGCAGAGTTCGGCTATAACAAGGCTAATAAATGGCATTATATGAAAGACGGAGATTTACCGAAAGAAACAGGTTTACTTATAAGTAAAACACTTCTTTTAGTAACTAAAATGAAAGGCTCTGATTGTTTGTCTCTTGCACTTGGGGAATATAATTTTTCGACACAAGAGTTTAGTTATCAGCACATTGTTGGGCTTACAGATGTTATTGCTTGGAAAGAAATTGTACTTCCAAAGGAGAGTAAATAACTATGCCAAAATTTGTAGATAAAAATGGTAAGACATTAAGAGAAAGGGATAAGGTTTACTGTAGGCTTGAAGATGGAACAATAGCTGAAGGCAGAATCCTTTATCATAAAGATGCAAAACAATATATGGTACTTTTCAAATATTCCATGTGGTATGGAGAAGATGAGTTTGATTATCACTCTTACGGTAAAGGTTATGTCCTTAAAGACTGTAATAGTGAGGATTTAGAGTTGATTGAAAGTTATTTGAAATAACATAAAGGAGAATGAATAATGACTTTCAAAGAATTTGCATATCTTGTAATAGCTATAGTATTTGGAGCACCTGTACTTACATTATTATTCGTGATACTAATTGAATGTATAAAGAGATTATTTAGGAGGAGATAAAATGAATCTGACACAGTTTATTAATACCTACAAAGGTAAGAAGATTGATTACAAGGATAATGTATTCAAGGGTGACAAATCGTTTCAATGTGTAGACTTGGCAAGACAGTATGTACACGATGTATTTGGTGTAGAACAGTTTCCGGCACTTGGAGCTGACGGTGGAGCTAAGGACATATTTGATAAATGTACCAATCTTAAAAAGACTGTTGATAGTCCTACTGCAGATTATGATAAGGGTGATATTCTCATCTGGGATAAGAGTAAAACAAACAAGTATGGTCATGTAGCAATTCTTGTAGCAATCTATAATACGAAATACTTTGTTGTATTTGAACAGGATGGATTCAAACAAGATGGTGCTAAACTGGCATTCCGCAGCAGAGAGAATCTTCGTGGGGCACTTTGGAGGCCTGTTCAGTGGAATGCTAAAGTTCCTGAAAATTAGATAATTCTATAATTAAGTTAGGAGTAAAATTATGAATTTTAATATGATACCAAAAGAGAATCCGAGAAATCGTTTTATCGAACATTGTGTAAACGAAGGCAATAACTTTGAAGTGGAAATCATTCATTGGAGATTGATTGATAATCCGGCACAGGCTGCTAATGTGAATGACATTATGGGTAATGAATGCTGGAATGTTTATGCCATAATTAAACAAGGACATCCGTTATTTGATAAACTCAAAGATATTGAAACAAATGATTATGACGGAGCTATGGACAGGTTTCCATTTGATTTTCATTGTGGAATAACTTATGTTCATAATAATGGAGATAATATTAAAGTTGGTGATGATTATATGCACGTTGGGGATGAATGGGTTGAAAGATGTTATGAACTTCCTGACGAAGTAAAGTATGAAGCTGAAGAATTGTTCAAATTCCTCGAAGGAGCAAAATAATGTCAGAATTAGAAAACATTAAAGTAGTGTTGGATTATCTTAATGCACTTAAATATCATGATAATCTACCAGTAGTAAATGATTGGCTTAAATCAGAAACAGAACGGTTGAACAAAGAATACAGCAATCTGTCCATACTCAATGCAGATGACAAAGATATCATATCACAGGCATTAACTGAGATGGTCAATAAGTATCGTGATAATAATCAAACTCAGATTAGTGATAAGATTAATGAAGTACGAACGAGATTCCTTGATAATGAGACAGAAAAGTTCGTCAAAACCAATCTCAATCTTTATATCAAGGTAAAGCTGAATGATTACGGTAAGAAGATTCATCGTGATTATTGGGAAGATATCTGTAGTGATACACATATTCCATATTACCTTGAAATTGATGAGGAAGGATATTCTGAATTCCAGATTCATGACTTTATGAATACATTTGGAGAACATGCTCACACGGGTGCTAAACCATTCCTGGAAACATATGATATTCTTATTGAAAGGAGTGAAAAATAATGTTTACTAACGAATCAGCCGCTACTTTTTTCAAGGATTTGTTTGGAAAAAAGTTATGGCATAAGTCCTGTCATTATAATTCAGTAATGCGAGATATAAAGACATTAAAGGAAAATCTCATAATCTGGCATGACCTTGAGAAAAATCCTGATGATGTACCTAAAACAAGTAATGATGTAGTAGCTAAGATTCATGATGAATTCAGAGATTGTATAACACACTACAATCCGGATACAGGTTATTGGGAAGATGGAACACCTATAGCCTGGTTTGAATATCCTGAATTTGTAAAGGAGGAATAAAGAATGAAAGTAAGGTTAATATTCAAAAGAAACCGTTGTGCTCAATATGCAGAATATGAATATACAATGGAAAGCGAGTGTAAAACCATTGAAGTAGATTTACCTCTTGAAAATCAAGGAGATGGTAACAGATTAGGGCAATGGCAGATTGTTGGGTATGAAGAAATAAAGGAGAATAAATAATGGAACTTAAAAGAGTTTTATGGCAAATGAGAAATGATTTTCAAGGCGAATATGAATGTGAATTTTGCGGAGCAATCAAAACTGATAAGAGCGCAGATTCATATATGGATGCTAATTATTTTGACAATGTAATTCCAAATATGTTCTGTCCTAAATGTGGTAAGAACTCGAATGGTAAAATAAAGGAGAATGAATAATGGAAATCGATACAAGTAATTTGACAGATGAACAAATTGCTAAACTTGGTGAATATGTTCACAAGATGGAAGAAGAGAATAAGAAGGCAACTAAATGGTGGATTATGCCAAACTTTGATGTCTTTGAGCAATATGACCCATCTATTGGACTTAATTACTTTATAGAACCACAGAAAGATTCTTACAGTAAAAACAGACCCCCGTTGAAGTCAGGTTTTGAAAGTGAAAAAGCCGCTCAGAAGTGGCTTGATAATTATCTGTTTGAGGAGAGCCTGTTCTCAAAAGCTAAAGATGAAATTGATTATCTTAAAGGCAATCTTGAACAAATTCTTGCCAGATTTAATCGTCATGAATATCTTACAAATAATGATTGGTCTAAATATTTCAAATCATTTAATACTTCAATGGACCACGGTACACTTAAAGAGGTGACTAAGGAATGAAAAAGATTGAATTGAACAGAGGTAAAGGAAAGACAACTCGCTGCCTTAAACGAGCATTAAAACTTGTAAAGAAAGGTAAGAACGTAATCTACATCACACCATACGGAATGAACCATGCACATGACCTTTCGTTAGACTTTGAAGATATAATTAGTGATAAGATTGAGTATCATTATCTTCCTGGAAAAGGTAATAAGTTTGAATTTCCAAAGGGTAACTTCATTAGGTTTGTTTCATGGGAATATTATCACGAACATACAGGAAAAGAGTTTTACGACCACAGCCTGAATATTATCTTTGATGATATTCATATGCTGTTTGTTGGAACTCTTGATACTGTATCTGTAACTAAGGGATTTTAGAACTATGAGTGATAATGAACTGTTTGAAAAATTAGAAGAACTTATTAAACTATCTGACCCTGATAATGCTTGTTCTAAACTCGCTATAGAAAAACAATATAAGTTGTGGAATGAAGTTACAAAAGATGTTCGTAATAATACTTCTCACTTCCTGATTATGTATATAAATATGCTTAT